CGTATTGAACTACTAAAGGAAGCTAAACGACTATGACTACGAAACGATTTGCCCGCACCTTGGAAGAAGCCTTTGGCCCCGGCCATCGAGGCGGCATCTACGAGGCGCCTTCGGAATTTGGCTTGGTTGACAAAATCATCACTGGCGTGTGCGGCGTGATTTTGTTTGGCTTGTTCATTGCAATCGTCAAGGGGTGGATATGAGCGGCCCGTACTTTGAGACGTGGTCGCACGAGAGCCTCGCCAAGTTCGCCAATGAGGCGTACCTTAAACTGCAAAAGCAGGAGCAGGAGTTGCACGAGCTGCGGCTGCGCGAGAAGAATCCGTGGCCGTTCCCCAAGCGCGGCACCTACCCAAATGACATGCCGGAGGCGCCATTTTGACTGATGACGACGACACGCAGGTGTACCGATCCGAACTGGAGGCCGCTGTTGCAGCCGAGCGCGAGGCGTGTGCGAAGGTGTGTGATGAGTTTGAAAGCGATGCAGACCCAGATGCGGGAGCAGTGCTCGCCGCCGCCATCCGCGCCAGAGGAGAAAAGAAATGACCCTATTACCGATCATCATCTTCCTGCTGGCCACCGCAGTCCTGCTGCTGGTGACGATTCCGTTCGTGATGCTTATGGTGGAGACTCGAGATGAACTGTGGACGAACATCAAGTTCTGGGCGGTGGTTGTCGCTGCGTGGGCAATCGTCTGGTTCGCGGTCAGCTATGGGCAGTAACGTCCGCATCAACAGGGTGCGAGAGGTTCTACGAGCGTCAGAGGGACTGACCGTGTTGCAGATTGCAGAACTTGCCGGGACAGACAAGTCCCACGTCCACAGGATCGTGCATCATATGCCCGACGCCTACATCGACCGCTGGCTCAAGACCGGCAAGCGCTTTGCGGCCGTATGGTGCGTGGTCGTTCCGCCCCCGCACTGTCCCAAACCTGACTGGAAGAAATGATCGACTACTCTTACCCCTGCATGATGGCCGAGCGCGCCCTCAAAGACCTTCACAACGCCGCTATTGAAGGGCGGATGGACGACGCCCTAGAGCACGCCTTGGTGGCGATGGCCGAGGCGCGCTTGACCTACCAAGCGTTACGCCATATGCAAGGCGGCGTCTCGCACTTCAGCGACACGGCGCCCCCAACCCTTACCGAACGTATCCCAAGTCGGTAGGGATTGCATGAACGCCAGGCGCGTCTCCTGATACTTCTCGACGATTTCTTTGGCGTCCATCGCAGCCACCTTGGCGAGCGTGCCGGCACCAATCGCCCCATCGGGCACAGCGCCCACGGCCTGTTGCAGCCACTTGGCCGCACGGCCTGGGCCGCTGTTAATCGCGGCGTCAAACACGGCGTAGTCCACGCCAGCGGGCAGATCGTCGCCCTTGATCCGGTCCCAGTATTTGACCTTGTACAGCGGGGCAACGATCTCAGGCGTCAGCGCGCGCATGGCCTTCTCGTCCACATCATGGCCGACCCACTCCTCCCAGACTTTCTTGGTCACGCCCAGGTTGGTCATGCCGCCTGGATCGCGGGGATGGTTAACGAAGCCGCCCTCGTGGTGGAGGATGGCCTTCAGGGCGTCGTCGAAGTTGTCTTTCATTTCTTTCCTAACATTTCAGTTTTGGCTTGAGAGCCAGCGGACGATCCAAAATAATACGCAATGATGCCGGTCCATGCGGTGCCGAGCGAACCTAGCATCATCGTCAGCGCGGTGTTATCCGCCACCGACATCTTGCCGAACATCATGCCGCCAAGGATGGCGAAGAAGCCCATCGTCACCGCCGCCGCCAGCAGAGGCGGAATCCAAGAGCGCGTCGCCACCTGCATGTCGCGGGCGCTTTTGCGGTCATCCACCTCCAGCTTGGCGAAGTTCAGGCCCAACTCGTTGGCCTGTTTTTGGAGTTCGATCTCGGCCAGCTTGACCTGGGCGATCTGGTCAGCGGTCAGCTTGTTGTTGTTGATGAGGTCGCCCACGTCCTTCTCGTCCACCCCAATGGCTTTGGAGATAGCCGAGACGGCCATGCCGGCCAGCGGGCCACCAAGCGCCGTAGCGATGGTAGGTGCAATCTGTTTGAGCCATTCCATTACTGTTTACTCCTTGAAAGCATGGTTGCTGCGATTTGCAAGAGGACGCGGTACTGGTCCACATCCGGCGGTTCTTCTTTCCAGCCCACGGTGATCTGTCCGACCAACTTGCCAGGCTCTGGCGGCACGCCCACCCGGCAGCCGTAGGTCATGCCCTTCTCCATATACCACAGGCCGATCTCGGACTGCGCTGTCTTGTAGTGACCGCACGGAATCTCGCCCGCCATGAGCGCCACAACGTCCCTATTGTTGGCGACGTTGGAGGTGAAAAGGCCCACATCCAGCCCGTCGTGCTCCTTCTCCCGCCCCTGCTTGGTGTACGCCCGATGCAGGACGCGGGTGCCGAACATCGGGTTGACCTTGAAGATGGCGACGACCGTGGCGTCGGTGTTCCGAAATAGATGCGCCGCCGCGTCTTCGACCCGGTCTTCGGCGATGGTAGGCAGCTTTTGCTGCTCCTTGTACGCGCCGATCAGGAACGCCTGGTTCTGCCAGACGAAGTAGCCGACGAAGGTGAAGACGGCCATCAGCAAGATGGCAAACAGCTTGAACGGCGAATCGACGTACCCGAGAACTCTGTCTAGGATCGTGATCTTTTCGTCGCTCACGACAGCGCCTGCTTTAAGATGAAGATGATGATGACGCCGATGGTGACGATGCAGATCGCCCCGCCGATGATCTGCGCCATGAGTATGCGCTGGGCCGATACCTTCTTGCGCTCGGCCTCAGCGATACGCTCGGCGCGCTCGCGGGCCTGCTTGATCTTCATGCGCTCCTTGAGCATCATCTCCCAGAGTTCTGGGTAGCCGCCGTAGACGAGCTGATGTTTGAGCGCCTCTTCGGACTCGCGCAGGGCGTTGGCCTGCATGACGATTTCCATCGCCCGGCCCGTGTCTGACTGGCCCTTCTTGCCAGCGTCGTTGGCCGCCTTCTGGACTACGTCGCGGGCGTCGAAGAACTTGCCGAACTCACCGACAAGGCCGTTGATGTCCTTGCCAAGTTTGATGGCCTTTTGGATACCTGCCACAGCAGCTTGCGCGGCGGCAAATGCTGTGATCGGGTCCACGATTTACTTCCAATGGCTGGTCACCCAAGAGACTACCGCGCCGAGCGTGGATGCGATGGCCATGCCCATCCAGAAGCCGCCCTTGCCTTTGTTGGCGAGGGCGATCAGTTCTTCAAGCTGGCGTTCCATCTTGTCAACTTTGCGGTCCATCGACTGGACGCGCTCCCACAAGACGCCGTACTTGACGGGGTCAATCTCCGGGGCGCTCATGTCACACCATCGGTTCCGAAGAACTGAAGTTTTGGGGGTGGAAAAAGTGATGCCATGTCTTAGTCCTTGAGGGATTCTAGCTAATTCGGGTCACCGCGCAAGCGCGTTTTCGGTGCGCGATTCGGGGGCAAGGTTGTTGGTAGGCGCCACAACCGGGGCGGTCGGCATAGCCGCAGCGCGGGTAGTTGCGCCCCCAACTTTGGCCCATGTCGAAGGGTCTGAAATGGCTTTTAGCACTTTACCGCGTTCATTTGCGGGTAGCGTAGCTAGCAACTCATCAAAAGATTTTGCTGACAATGCCGCGTCGGCTAACTTCTGAACAGTCTTGTCGCCTACTTTAGCCCCGAGCGTTTCCAACAAACGGTTGGCAATAGACACCAAATTATTCAGCGGGTTGGGAATACGGTGGTTAGCCAGCTCATCTTTGATCAGATCGGACGCGCGTTGTTGCCCTTGGCTAATTTGCACTCCAATAGCCGCCTCTGTCTCTAGCTGCTTAGCAACTTCTCTAACTTTTGCAAGCTGCTCGGGCGTCAGCACTTCGTTCAAAGACTCAAACCGCGCGCCGCCACGTCCGCCTGCGCGCTTGAGCATAGCTTGCTCGCCTCGGCCCAGCACGTTGAGAAACGGCCCGATTCGCTCGCCGCCGCCAGGTTTCTCCAGCACCGACACCATTTCTTTCAGAACCTGCGCTTGGTTGACCGGCGCAGAAAGGTCCGAAAAAATCTGCCGCGCCTGACCGTACTCAGGCACTTTTGTTTCAAAAACTTTGTTGTAGTCGTTCAACAAGCTGCGAGCGGCTGTCTGCGTGTCGCGTCCCACTTGACTGGTCGGCGCACCATAAGCAATGTCGCTCAACGCGCGTTTGATAAAGTGCAAAGACTCGCCAGTAATTTCAGCATTTTGACCTGGCATCTCGCGCATGACGGGCCTGCCGGTGGCGTCTAACACGCCTGTTTCAACCATCCTAGACGGCGTGGTCTTGCCCATAATAAATGGCCGACCTTCCATCTTGGCGATATTGGCCGCTGCTGCCAACGTGCCTTCTGGCATCCGCGAAATGAGATCGCCCAGCTCAGCGTCCAAAGGAACAACTGCTTTGTCGGCGGCCTCGTATAGCGGTTTGGACGCCGCCCGGCGGGCGTTAACGGCCGCCTCAAGATCGGGCGTAACACCCCTAATCGTCGATTGACGCGCGCTTTCTTGCGCCACTTCAATCGCCGCTCTTGTGTCTACTGAAGGCGCGGCGCCGGGGGTTGCAGCACGTCTGATAGCTTTTTCCATCGTAGCTTGCGCGGTAGGCGCGACAACACCGTATCTAGCTAAAGCCTGCTGCGCGGTCAAATCTAGACCTTCAGCTTGTGCCTGCTGCATAGCTGCTCTTGCGGCCGCGATTTGTTCCGGCGAACCAAGTGACTCGCGCGCTATTTTTGCAGCTAACTGATTGGGCATCTGGCGCACGTCGGCAACTTTGCCTACGCCTTTTGCCAACAGGTTTATAGCGCCAGGCGCGAGCACACCCACACCACCCCCAACCAATGCGCCTGTCTCAGCTTCAGCCGGATTAATCAGCGCGGCCGTAGCACCGCCAGTAAGAGCACCGCCTGCGGCGCGAATGCCTAGATCAGCCGCGCGGGAGGTGACCGGCGCGCCGGTGGAAAAGCCGCCTGTTCGGACAGCTTGAGCCAAACGCGTTGCCCCTGCCGCTTGCAGCGGCGCGGCAATAAGCCTACCCACAGGACCAGTGCCCGCAACCTCACCAGCCAACTCGCCCGCGCCAGTGAAAACGGGAAACTCTTGTTTGAACGGCGCAACGGTGGCTTGCGATTCGGCAAGACGCCGCGCGGCGTCTTCCTGCAAAAATTGACCCACGCGTTGCGGCAAGGTTGACGGTTGTTGACCTTGAGGCGGCGCGCCCACCGCCATTTCAATAGCTTTACCTGCCAGTCGTTGACCACCCAGCATCACGTTGCCAATTCCGCTGATGACGCCTTGCGAGGCGGCTTCAATCGGCGCGCCGATAGTCTCAAAGAACCCGCGTTCACGGCGAGGGCCAGGAATGCCGCTGGGCGGGGCGGCTGCTGGCTGCGGCGGGGCTACACCAAACTTGACGCGAATTGCCTCCTGCGTGGCAGGGTTGGCGTTGGTGAAGTTGGTGTCTTGCGCCGAGAACTTGTCAAAAATGGCCCGCTTGGTCGCCTCGTTGGCGTTGACGTAGTTGGGGTCGGTGAGGATCGAGGCCAGATTCGACATGTCGTCCCCTTACTTGAGCAGCGGGTTGTTCGTGTCCACGCCGCCGCCTGCTGCTGCGCCGCCGCCGGTAGTACCTTCAGCAGCCATATCGCTGGTTACGAACTGACCCTTGCGGTTTTCCATTAGGCGCAGCACAGTTCTACCTGCTTCTTTGCGAATGTTTGCCGGCAAGCTCGAGTCAGCTAATTGACCAGCAGCTTGTTTGTAAGACGCCGTGTCTTTGTCCGACTGCGGTCCTTCAAATCGAGGAACCATCTTCAACGCCAAATCTGCAATCGGCGCAATTTTTCCAATCGCAATATCACCGGGCATTGCTTGACCAATAAATCGCGCGCCAATATCAACCAGTCGGCCTGCACCGCTGCCGGTAGATTGATCAATCAAGCCGCCGTCTTTGGTGATGTCTTTGAGTTCAGTAATCGCGGTAGTAAGGTCTTTACCAAGCTGCTCACGCTGCGCGCGCGCTTTCTCAGTAGCGGCAGATGGCCTTGCCCCTCCAATTACACCGGGCGACCCTGCACCACCGCCTCTGTACGTGCGAGCGTCAACTTGCAAGAATTTGCCTGGAGCCGTCGGGTCTTCAATCGTCGTAATCGTAGGTGCAACTGGCTGTTGCGGTGCGCGGCCAGCAGCAGCGCGGGCGGTGACAAACTCTTGGTAAGTGCCTTTGAAATTGCCACCGTCAGGCGTTTTTGCAAACGTGTACTCGGCGACCATAGACGGTGCCGCTTGAGGTGCCATTTGCGCTCTGCGGTAATCTTCAAATCCGACGCGGGTAAGTGGATAGCCCAACGCTTGCATCGTTTTAATGTCTGCGGGTGTGGCTGTGGCCGAGCGCTCAATTTGTTTGAGCAGCAACGCGGCTTCCGCTTTTGCACCGGGCGTATCTAGGCCAGCGACCCGGCGATAACGGGCTTCTAGCGCAGCAACATCGGGTTGGCTGACCATCGCGTTGGCCGGTGCGGCGGATGCAGCAGGCGCGGCCAAAGCATTCATCGGCCCAAGCGCGCTTGCGCGGCGCTGCGCGGCGTCGGCAGAAAATGTAAAAGGTTCAGCTACAGGTGAGGCGGCCGGCGCTTTTGGCCTGAGTTCGGCTTCGTAAGCGGCGAACGCTTCTTGGTCTTTTAGCTTTTGGCGGATAGCCATGCCTTGCGTCAAATACTCAGGCTTACCCGACTTAATCATTGCGTCGGCCGCAGCGGCCAAATCAGGCGGGCCACCTTTAGCAACGATAGCGGCTTGAATTTGACTCAGCGCGTCGCGGTCACGGCGCAACTGTTCAAGCTGCATGTCAGCGACTTCAGCTTGACGCTGGCCGCCCATGATCTGCTGAATCTGCGCGTACTCGGCCAGCGCGTTACGCGGCTGATACTCAACCGTCGGGCGGTACGACATTGCAATGTTGGGGTTGACGAGTGCCATGATTAGTAACCCACGTTGGCAAAGTTAGCAGGATCGTAACGACGGCTGTTAAGAGCCTGCTGTAGCAGTTGATTTTGCGCTTGATTCTGGCTGTAGTTTAGATACTGGTTCAAGCCGCCGCCGATAGCGTTGGCCATACCCATGTAGCCCGATGCGCGGGCTTGCCCAGCCGCGCCAATGGACTCCGCCAGACCGGCCCCAAGCTGTCCTGCTTGCCCGGCAAGTTGTTGCGATGAAGTTTGACCCATTCCCGCAAGAGACTGCAACGGGTTTAGCCGCGCTTGGCGCTCGGCTTGATAGCGGTTAAAGGCGTTGGTGTACTCTTGCGAACCCATCTCTTGCCCAAACCGCGTCAGCGCCTTGCCGGTAGCGCCGGACAACAAGCCGCCGCGCGCAGCAGCAGAGCGCTCTAACGCCTTCTGGCCTTCGGACAAACGGAACGCATAGCCAGGGTCAGCTTGGAACTGCGCCATACCGAACGGCGTGTACTCGGTCGCCAGAGGGACCAGCTTGTTAAGCGCTACTTCGCCAGCCGCGCGGTAAGGTGCGCTAAGTTCTACTTGGCGTTCAAATATGGCGCGCTGCTGCTCACCCGCTTGTTCAGCAGCCGCTGCTTGCGTTTCAGCCGCTCGGCTAGAAGATCTGCTACCTATCAGAGCACTGCCGACTACTGCGGCGGCCATCCATCCAGCCATAATGATTCTCCTTATTTGATTTCAAGCGTAAGCGGTTTGTGCTCAAACGCACTTATGGCCGCGTCGGTGGCTACGGTGTTTTCGACACCAAAATCTAAAAGCATCGACCGATACGCAATCATTGCTTTTTGTGCTTCCGTGCGGCTGTCGCCAAGACCCCATACAGGTACGACATACAATCTGTTCTCAAGTGTAGGGATGTCTTGGCAATCGTCCGGGTTGCTGTAAACATCTACCCAAATTACTTCTTCATCAAACACTCGGCCTGCTCTCTGAGTGCCAGCAGGCGCGTCGAATTCACACGGCCCAGTCAAGGTTTTTACGCCGTCCTCAGTTGTGACCGCAATTGTTCCTTTTTCTAGCCTTACTCGGTATGGTACTTTGTGTTCCGCGCCCGTCAATACAGTCCACGGCGGGGCGATCATTTTTCGCTCGTACACGCCCGGCAAAAACACATGCTCTGTCACAATGTCGGCTTGCGGCATTTTAAACAATTCGTCTTGCAATGCCAACACCTTATCAGGCGTGACAACCGCAAGATCAAACGGTTTTTTGCAAGCCAATTGCATCAGGTGATTTCCCGCCCGCTGACACGCATGTTAATGGCGCTTGCAGTGCCTGCAATCGTT